GATAAAAAACCAAAATTGTTTTTAACTGATCCTCCTTATAACGTGGATTATGATTCATTGGGAACAAGGGCAAATATATTGAATGATTCATTTGCAACAGATGAAGAATGTGGCGAAAAGCTGTGGCTTCCGGCATTTTCTAATGCTTATGAAGTCTGCGATGATTCTTGTTCGGTTTATTGCTTTATGCCACAAGGATCAACGCATATGATGATGATGATGATGATGATGATGAAAGCCGGGTGGCAAGTCAAACATGAACTGATCTGGCGAAAACAATCTATCGTCTTAAATCGTGCCGATTATAACTACCAACATGAACCGATGCTGTTCGGGTGGAAAAACAAACATATTTTTTATGGAAAAGGGCAGTATGCCACAACATCGGTGTGGGATTTTGACCGACCAACCAAATCGAAGGAACATCCAACAATGAAGCCTATTCCTTTGATTAGTGAAATACTTTTGAATAGTTCCAAGAAAGACGATATTGTTTTGGATCTGTTTGGCGGGAGCGGTTCAACATTAATTGCTTGTGAACAATTAGAGCGAAGATGTTTAATGATGGAATTAGACCCGCATTATTGTGATGTGATTATTAATCGGTGGGAACAATTCACCGAACAGAAGGCGGTGAAGATCAATGATTGAGAAAGTAAACCCAAGCCATCCCGACAAGGTGGCTGATAGAATAGCCGGAGCGATTGTTGATTTATGCTATAAAAAGAACGAAAACCCGAAAGTAGCGGTTGAGGTTCTTCTTGGCCACGGGAACTGTCATATCATCGTGGAAACATCGGAAACGATTACGGAAGATGAGGTAGAACCGATTGTAAGGCGGATTTCGGGCGGTCTAACGCTCGATCTCCAGGTGGTTAAGCAAGACATCCACCTCGCACAGAACCAGGCTGAAAAGGTGCGTTGTGGCGACAACGGAATATTCAAAGGTGTTCCGTTGACCTTTGAGCAGATGAGGATCAGCGAGATCGCATATCACATTTACGAAAAATATCCGTATGATGGAAAGTACATCCTCGATGATAAAGCCAAGAAGCTGATCGTTTGCCAATCAAACGCAAAAACAGATGAGCTTAACGATTTTATCAACCATCACATCAAACGGTTAGGGCAGACAGTCATCATCAACCCATTGGGGGAATGGACAGGCGGTTCTGATGTCGATTCGGGAGCAACAAACAGAAAGCTCGGATCTGACATGGCTGATTCCGTTACCGGAGGAGGGCTTCATGGGAAAGACCTGTCCAAAGCAGATGTGAGCGTGAATATCTATGCATTCCTGAAAGCACAAGAAACAGGTAAAGAGGTGAGTCTTTCCTGTGCTATTGGTGACGATGAAGTCGATGGGAAGCCTTATTCCGAAATAGTAGAGATTGCCAAGCAGTACATAGATATGGTTGGTGGTTTTGAAAAATTTGCTGAATGGGGGTTATACTAATGAGTATTTATGACGATAGAGTGAAACCGAACCTTGACAAGATCACGGAGATGTCATCGGAAGGATTGACACAGGAGCAGATAGCAAATTCACTTGGAGTCAATTACAGAACATTGAAAAGATACATCGAGGAAGAAGAAGAACTGCGAAAGGCTATCGATTCGGGCAGAGAAGTTGCAATCAAGGAAGTCGAGAACGCAATGTTCAATTCGGCAATCGGTGGCAAGGTGACAGTTAAAAAAGGCATGAAGGTCAAAAAGGTCATCTATGAGAATGGACGGAAGAAGGGCGAGGTTGAAACTGTCGAACCCTACGATGAAGAGGTGTATGTCAAACCCGACACCCAGGCAGGGATCTTCCTGTTGAAGAACTGGGCGAAGGACAGATACTCTGCTGATCCCATCATGCACGATCTGAAACGCAGAGAGGTTGAACTGAAGGAGAAACTAGCCGACAACATAGAGGATGACTTTAACCCCTTCAGCTAATCCGTTTCTCTCATACATACAGAGATCGGAAACGCATCCCGAAGAATATCCCAAGAACCTCATCAAACAGTTCAAGCGACAGAAGGAAATGCTTGAAAAGTTTGATTTCATCGAAGAGAAGGGTGAACATTGTGTAAAGTGGATCGAGCAGGCTTGCATCATCACGGAAGGTGAGAACGCAGGTCTTCCCGTCCGCCTGCTTCCGTGGGAGAAGTGGTTCATCTATTCGATCCTGTGTTTTTACGGAGACCTGGATGTGGAGACCTTCGATGCAGACGGAAACTTCATCGGGGTACAAAAAAAGTACGTTCGCATCGTGAACGATGTGCTTCTTCTGATCGGAAGCGGTAACGGAAAAACAAGCGTTCTTGCGTATCTGAACGCTTATTTTCTGTTCGGCAAGACATTCCCAAGTTGTAAGATTTACATCGGGTCGAACGCATACAAGCAATCGAGGATATGCTTCGACACCACGATGAACGTGATAAGGAAGAACAAGGCACTTAAAAGACACGCATCGATCCGAAAGAGTGTCGGCGAGATAGAGATTGAGGAAGTCAATTCAAAACTGATTGCGATGTCGAGTGATGGTTCAAACCTTGAGGGCATCATCCCTGCGGTTCTCATCATAGATGAGATCCACGAAATGAAGACAAGTGCATACTGCGACAATTTGAGGAAAAGCACGAAGCGTGATGACTTCCTCATCATAGAAGCTACTACCCAGGGAACTGTGAGGGGCGGTTATTTGGATCAGCGGTACGAACTTGCCAAGAACACATTAGATGAGCAGACGGAGGTCAGCGAATACCGGAAACTGTTTGCCCTGTTTGAACAGGATAGCGAACAGGAGATCTTCGATGCATTCAGAAGCGGAAACATTCAGATTTGGAGAAAATCAAACCCATCCCTCGGAATTGCGGTAAGCGTTACGATCTTGAGGGACAAGGTCATAGAAATGATGAACGATCCGCAGAAGAAGGTCACCACCTTAACGAAGAACTTCAACATTCCGCAGAATCCTGTCACCTCCTATTTCAGCGAAGTAGAGTGCAGAACGAAGCCTTTCAACGAGGACATCTTCTACAACGCTCCGGTCTTCCTTGGCTTGGATATGGCATACACCAGGAATCCGTCAAATGACTTGACCGCTCTGAAGATGCTGATGGTCAACCCCTTCACGAACGAGGAATACTCAAAGGATTTCTATTTCATTCCCAAGTATTGGGAGGAAGAGGTTCGGGAGGAGGATTCCGTCACAGTAAGAATGAGCGACATGGTGATCGCAAAGTCAAAGTGCGACACCAACATCCTCTACAACCCCAAACAAGCCAGGTACGGCTATCAGATGTATGCGGAGAGGGGCGATGTGGTCATCGTTGATGAGAACCTCATCGAGACTCTTGTGAGCGAGTTCGGGGAACAGGCAAGGTGCGACACCACAGGGATCACCGAGGATTTCGTTCGGTTTTTTATTGCCCACCTGGAACTGAAGTATAACTGGACTATCTGCAAGTTCGGTCTAGACCCGAACAAGGCTTTCAAGCTGAAAAGCTTCGCCGAGACCAACATCCCCTCCACGGATGGGAAGAATCCTGTGATCGCATTCAGAATGGAGGATAAGAAAAACTCCAATCCGGTCATCCTTTCAACCAAGGACATAAGGAAGCAGGGGAAGGTCTACAACAACAACAAGCTGACGGAATTGCATTTCGCCTCCGCCATCGCAAGAACCGACCAATACGGAAACATCACGTTCACGAACCCGATGTATTCCAGGAAGGACGGCATCATCGCCGAGTTCTCCGCAAGATCGGGTTACAACGTGTACACAACCAACAAGGACACAGGAAGCGACAATCTTGACCGCCTAAAGGCATGGTGGAAAGAGAACGAAGAGAGGATCAATGGAATATTGGCAGAAAGCGGTGTACAAGCATCCGATGTGGCAGAGTGTCAGACAGGCGGTGATTGACCGAGACCATGATGTCTGCTATTTCTGTGGGAAGCTGATTCTCAAGAAGAGGACAATACACCACCTTATCGAAATCGATGAACACAATTACAGCGATCCGCAGATCGCTTTTAGTTTGGATAACTTGGTCGAATGCCATCACGGATGCCATGATGCCTATCATGAAAGATTCGGCAAGGCAACGATGGTAAATGCAAATCTCGATGTCGATTACGCAAAGAGAGAGAGGAGAAGGATGTGAAAATCAAAATTCCATTCACCAAGTATGAGATCAATGTCAGCAAGAGGGGAATCACATATCTGAATCCTTCCGGCACACCTGTGGCATTCACCAAATGGTTGGGAGATGCGATACTGACTCCCACCACACCGATCATGGAAGAAGTATATTCCACAATCGCAAACGAATTCGCCAAGGTTGACTTGATCCATACGATAGACAAAGGCGATGTCTTCAAAAGGGTGGATGACAATCTGAATTATGTATTGAGCGAGAGACCGAATGCCTATCAGACGGCATTTGATTTCAAATTCACTATGATGTATCAGCTGCTGAAGTACGGCAATGCCCTCGCATTTATTCACAGGGATAACAAGGGAAGAGCCGTCTCGATTGATCCCATCAACGTATTAGACTACCAATTCGGTGGCGGATACCAAATCGAAGAGGATCTGATCCTGTACAAACTGAAGAATTCGAAAACGCAGATGATCGAATTGATAGATTACAGGAACATCATTCATCTTCGCTTGAATCCAAACAATATCTTCTACGGAGACATCTTCGATGGGATCTCCTTCACAAAGGTCATCACCGAACTGATCGATGCCTCTCTCGGCTCGGCGATCCGTGAACTACAGGATAGCGGTTCGGTAAGAGGTGTCATCACCATCGGCAAGTCGGCACAGGGGTTCGCAAATGCTACCCTGGTGAACAACGAGTCGAAGGAGAACAAACAGAAAGAGATCATCAACAGGATCAAAGCCACGAAGGGCGGAATCCTTGTATTGGATGCCGGAGAGGAATGGCAGAGTCTTGCTTCCCCCTTCAGCACCGTATCGACAGAGGATATCGACAGATATATTTCGATGCTCCTTCAGTTCAACGGCATCAACAAGAAGGTGGTGGACGGAACAGCGACAGGCGAGGAAATGGAAGTTTTTTATAATAAGACGGTGATGCCTCGCATCGAGCAATTTGTCGGGGAACTCAATTACAAGATATTCAACAAGACTTCCATCACGCAGGGTCATCGGATCGAATTCTACAGGAATCCATTCGAATATGTCTCTACGGAGAAGGCTGTCGATATAGCATACAAATCCGCCATGGATACCACCACAAACGAGAGACGGAAAATGATTTACAAGCTTCCGCCGATTGAGAACGGCGATATCTTGATGGCGAACAAGAACTTCGAACCGCTAACGATGGAACTTGAAGAAGGCGAAGTCATTACGGTCAACAAGAACGAGGAGATCACAGATGAATAAGAAAATCGAAAGAACCTGCAATGTCGAATTCCGTTCACTCGGAGATGACAAGCGGATGGTCGAAGGCTATGCGGTGGTCTTCAATTCGGTGACAGATTTAGGATGGTTCACCGAGGAGATTGATCCCCATGCGTTCGATGATGCGGATATGTCCAATGTGTATCTGTTGGGCAATCACGATGAAAACATTGTTCTCGCCGGAACATCCAATGGCACATTGGATTGGTCTATAAACGAAACCGGAGTCTATCAGAAGGCATCCATTGTCGACACAAGTGTCGGCGAAGATTGGTTGAAATTGGTCAAGAACGGATTAATTAACAAGCAATCATTCGCTTTCACTATCGCTGACGGCGGTGAAGAGTGGTCTGAAAGAAACGGCAAAGAGCATAGGCGGATCACCAAGGTGAGCCGTCTCTATGATTTCAGTTTGGTGACCTATCCGGCATATGAATCTACGAATGTGCGAATGCTGACGGATGAGTTGGCAGAGGAACACAAACGCAGAAAATTACAATCCGAAAGGATGGAAAGGATTCTCAATGGAGAAAATGCTGAATAGTGCGATGGCATCCGAAGAATTGGAGAAGCTGATTGCACGGAAGAATGAGATCGCTGATTTGGTCGAAGAGAGGAAGACCACATTCGAGTCGGCGGACATCGAAACGAGAGATGCCCTGCTGAACGAGGTCGAGGATCTGACCAAGGAAGCGGATGCACTTGAGACCGACATTGCCGATCTCAAGGAACAGAGAGAGAAATTGGAAGAACAGGAGAAGAGAATGTCAATGTCCAAGATTTTAAGCAAAGAAGCAATCGAGGAAAGGAAAGTCGAAACCGAGAACAATCCTTTCAACACCGATGAGTATGTGAACCTGTATGCCGATGTCATCAGAGGCAAGGCAGATGTGAGAGATGTCAGATCCTACATTGAGAGGAGTGGGGCAGCTAACCTGTCCACTTCAACGAGCAATGTTCCGATTCCGGTTCTGATGCAGGGTTTTGTGGAGACCGCATGGTATGAGTACGGCAAGTTCTCAAGGCTCGTTTCCGAATCCTTCGAACCGTCCATCATGAAGATTCCTGTAGAGACGGCAGCTGACGGTGCGGTTTGGCACACCGAGAATGATGATGCTCCTTCACAGGAAGAGATCACCTTGGGGCAGATCATCCTTCAGCCCAAGACTCTGAAGAAATTTATTGTCCTCACCACAGAGTTGATGGCTATGGCAGCTCCCGAGTTCCTGCGGTATGTAGCGGATGAACTCGTTTACAGAGTCATTCTTGCTTTGGATGAAGCAATCATCAACAGGACGGATCTGAACGGTCTCGGTGTCATCGGCATCGCCGGAAACACCAACACCGAGTCTCTGACCAAGGGGATTGACTTCAATGTCATCAATGAAGCGATTTCCGGTCTTGTCACCTTTGATGACCTTGTGATCGCAATGAATCCTGCGACCTTCTTCGGAAACTTCATGTCTCTGACGGATCAGGTCGGCAGACCGATTTATCAGATCGCCACCGATAACGCAGGGAGACCTGCCTACTATCTCAACGGATACAGGGTCGAATTCACACAGGCTCTTCCGGCATACGATGATGCGGATGCATCCGATGTCTATGCTGTTGTCGGTAACTTCCGCAGAGGCTACCGTCTGAACTATCCCGAAGGCAGGGATGTGATCACCTTGGTCGATCCGTATACTCTTGCCACCGAGGATGCTGTCAGAATGATCGGCAGACTCTATGTTGCAGGTAATGTTGTGAAACCGAAGCACTTCGCAGAACTCGTAAAACCTGCAAGTGTCTAATCTGATCAAGTGCGAGGTTCTCTCCGATACTGTCCTCGCTGTGAAAAAGGGATCGATCATCTTGGTCGATCCCAAACAGTTCGAGTTGGCACGAAGGGTTCTCAAACCTGTTGAAAGTGCCGTCAAAAAGGAAAAGAAGAAAAAAGAAACAGAATAGGGGGAATTTATGGCAACAGCAACGATCCCTCAATTGGTCACGGATGTTAAGAGTGTATTGCCGATCTATGATACTACCATGTTCGACACCGATCTTGCTATCTATGTAAGCGGTGCGGTCAACAAACTAGCGAACGAAGGAGTGCCGAATGTCTTCGATTATCAGACTCCGGCATACTATGATTATCTGACCTGTGTCCGCTATCAAGTCGCACAGGACATGGATCTAGACATCGACATAGACCGTCTGAAGGCACAATATATCACTAGGGTCAATACTTTGCGATGTTCATTAAATCACAATGTGAACTGATCTATGTAGGGCAGGGAGTCGCATCAAACGGCTCTCCCATAGAGTTGGAAGAGAAGGTCACAATTCCTGTCAGCGAATTGGAGACCTTCTCCGTAAACTACTACAACGAGCAGGACAGGAGCATGAGAAACTCAAGGAATCTAGTGATCCCCACATATCTGACATTCGATAAGCAAGTGAGCGGAAAAAACTATGAACTGATGTACGTTAACTATCAAAATAAGCGATACAAGGTTCGCAACATTCTCAAGAGGAGAGGAACGAGGCAGATGATGATCCTCGACATACAGGAAGTCAAATGATCCGGACATATACGCAGAAGGAGATTTATGACTACCTTTGTGCCAATCCCTTGAATGTTGCCGTCCACATTGGGAATCTAGAGGATATGAATGGGGAAGACTACATCTTCCTTGATTTCTTTCAAGAGACTCCGACATTGAGAGACAACAATGCCTACTATCAGACAATCCTTCAGATCTCTGTATTGACTAGGGATTTTGAAAACATGAAAACACTCACAAAATACATCCAAGACAAATTCCTCACAGCACCTACATACTCCCGAAACGATACCTTCGAATACTACCAATCGCAGATGAATATCGGTGTATTTCTCATTGAGGATGCATACATTTCAATCTGATGGAAACGCAGGATCTAGACAAGTTCCAAGGATTCGACATCAAGATCGAATATGAAAAAATCTGCGATGAGTGGGCGGAAGTATGCTGTGAGAACATAAAGGCAAATTCGCCTGTTGAACAGCATTCAAGCAGAGGCGGTAAGTATCAGCAGGGATGGACGGTCAAAGGCGAATACGATGGTGAAGACAAGTATGAAGTCAGAGTGTGGAATGCCACCGATTGGCAATTGACACACTTATTGGAGAACGGACATCTCATCACCAACGCAAGAAACGGAACAGGATGGGCGAAAGCACATCCGCATATCAATCCGGCATTCAAATCCGTCAGAAACAAGTTTGTGAAGGCGATCAAGAATGCGGAATTGAAGATCAACAAAAAATAGGAGAACATAATGGGCAAAATCATTCATGGCAACAAGAATTTCGGCTATGCACCTATCAATGTCTCGGACGGCGGTATCTATTCGTATGGGTCACCTGTCTTACTCACCGGAATGGTGAGTTCTTCGGCAGAGGTCGAGCAGAGCGACACATCCATATATGCCGATGACAAGACTTACTGTCTGATCAAAGGTGCAAAGGCGAGATCCCTTGAAGTCACACTCAAGTACATTCCGTCCACCTATGCTCAATACTTGGGATTCAAACTGAATGCCAACGGAGTGCTGACGGATACAGGCAATTTCCCGAATCATGTAATCTTCTTCGAAACCGAAGAGGAAGATTGCGAGACCGGAGACAAGACCGTCACCTTGCACTATTTCTATAATGTCAAGGGTGGCGAACCTTCAAAAGAGACCAATACCGATGAGGAAGAGGTCACCGCACAGGATATCACGATATCCTATTCCTGCATGGAAAGTGCATTTACGAAGGATGATGATAATGAATATGTTCAGTATGCGTATTTAACGAGGACGGATGCGAACGCAGCTACCTATGATACGTTTACTACAACGGTTCTGACTCCTTCATCCGTAATGAATTCTTATTAAAGAAAAGAAAGGATATAGGGAGAGGAGAAAATCCTCTCCCGAATTTTTGCAATGAAAATCTTCAAACACACATTCAGTTTTCCGAAGTTGGCCATCAAGGACGGAGAGTTAGTTGAGGAAGGGATCAAGGAAGAGACCTACACCTTCACTCTGCTTCACAAGGGAATCGGTCTCTATGAGGAACTCACCAACGAGCCTCTGTTGGCATCGCTGATGAATCTCAAGGGAGACGGCGATGAGATCAGCGAAGATGCGGTTAAATCCATGTTCGCAAAGGATTTCATCTCGAACCTTGCCTGTGCCTCATATGTGAAGATCGATGGAGATAAATTCCATAACAACAGGGCAACAGCAGAGGAGTTTAAGAAGACATTGGCATTCTCAAAGTGTGCCGATGACATCAATTTCGTGAACAAACTTCTTCAGATGGCAACGGATTGCATTACAGACGGTGTGAAGTCTGACGGAAAGTCAAAGGGAAAAAAAGCATAATCTCTTATGCCTATATGGTCGCTGTTCTGTCTACCGCAAAGATAGACCTAGAATGGGCGGATGATCAATATTGGTGTACATTGCTCAAGGTCATAAGAGAGATCGCAAAGATAAACACACCAAAAGAGAAAAAGAAAGTGAATTCGGCAGAAATGTCGCACTTCATAAGGGATGAATAAATGGAAGATTTAGGAATTAATGTAGTATTCCGAGGGGAAGACACTCAATTCACGGCAGCTGTCAAGCAGGTCAACAAGGAACTCAAGGAGACCAAGGCAGACCTGTCACAAGTGAACAAGGAACTGAAACTCGATCCCACAAATGTCAGCAAACTTGCCGAAAAGACCAAATTACTCAAGGATATGCAGAAGGAACTGACCGAAAAGGTCGATGCATACCGAGAGGCGATGTCAAAGGTCGACAAGGGATCAGATGATTGGTGGGAGATGGAGAAGGAACTCCGCAAGATCGAGACATCACTTGCGAATGTCACCAACGAATTGAACAATCTGCCTTCCGCTCCTGCACAGGCACTCGCAATCAAATTGGAGAGTGTCGGCGGAAAGTTGGAGAGTATCGGAAACAAGATTGGAAATGTCGGCAAGAAACTCTCTGTCCTGTCCGCCGGAGCGGTGGCATTGGGAACGGTGGGTGTCAAGTTTAATGCCCAAATGGAGCAATACCAAACGGCATTCACTACTTTGATCGGCGATGCGGAGTCAGCTTCCAAAGCACTTGAGAGCATTCAGAAGGATGCATCTTCTTCGCCATTCAACACCGAAAGTTTGGTACAGGCGAATCAGTATTTGATAGCTGCCGGAGTCTCGGCAGATGAGTCGAGAGAGACCATAATGGCACTCGGCGATGCGATAGCAGCTACAGGTGGCGGATCGAACGAACTTTCCCGAATGGCACAGAATCTTCAGCAGGTCAAGAACACCGGAAAGGCAACAGCACAGGACATCAAGCAATTTGCCAATGCCGGAATAAACATCTATGGTCTGTTGGCGGATTCCACAGGGAAGACCGTCCAAGAGTTGCAGGACATGGACATCTCCTACGAAGTCTTGAACGATGCTCTGAAAAAGGCATCCAAGGAAGGCGGAAAGTATTACGGAGCGATGGAGAAGCAGAGCGAGACTCTCAACGGCTCTATCTCCACCTTGAAAGACTCGTTCAATTCGCTGATGGGCGAACTGACGGCAAGTCTTGTTCCTGTCATCAAAGATATCGTTCAGTTTGTGAATGACCTTATTACCAAACTGAAGGAGATGTCTCCCGAACAGAAGGAGATGATCACAAGGATCGGATTGGTAGTCGCAGCTCTCGGTCCGGCATTGGTGTTTATTGAGAAGATAACCACATCTGTCGGTGGATTGGTCAAAAGTCTCGCACCGCTTGTGAAAGCGATTGGAACGATTTCAAGCACCACAATGGCATGGGTCGCTGTCATCGCTTTGGTAGTCACCGCCATTGTCACACTTTACAGAAACAACGAGGATTTCCGCAATGCTATCAACAATACGGCAAAGGCGATTTGGGAAAAGATCGAACCTGCCTTGCAGGATCTGTGGGATATCGCAAAGATGGGATGGGAGATCCTCAAGGAACTCACCGAGAGGGCAATCGAACTTTGGGAGACCTTCATGAATTCAGAGGCAGGGAATGTCTTCAAGCAGATCATAATGGACATAGTCGATGCTTTGCTTTGGTTTATAGATGTCATCACTTCGGTCATCAAAGGAGTGAAGGAACTCTTCAAATGGTTCGGCAATATCCTCGGCATTTCGAACGATGTCGGGAGCATCAGCATCTCGAAAGGTGCTGTAAGCGGTGGCGGAATGTACCAATCCGGCGGATATATGTCCGGCGGTTTCAACATAACGATGAACAATTCGTTCAATGTAAACGGCAATCCAACAGAGCAGATGCTCAAAGATTGGGCGGATGCATTAACGAACAGGATCGATGAGAATTTGGGAAGGATGTACGCATTATGAGTTTCAGAAAATTTTCTTTGACAAACGGAAAAAATCAGACTCTCGCTCTCGCTGACCAATCAACGAGGATCTTTCTCAACAATCCGCAGGGATTGGGTCTGTCGCAGACCGTGAATGTTACTCAATTCGGGAACGTATTGAAGAGTGATTCGATCCTTCAGTTCCCTACCATTACAGGCGAGATCCTGTTTTGGGCGGATCAGAACAAAAACATCTACAAGGGATACAACGATTTTGTCGAATTCCTTTCATACACACCGCTTTCCCTGTCCTACACCATTCCGACACCGACACCTGCGACATATTCGATTGATGTCGAACTGACATCCTTGGCGAAGTCGCAGACCGGACAGGACGGAGTGATGAGATGCTCTTTCAATCTGACAGGTCTGTCGAGATGGAAGGGAAGCGAAGTCACCGTCACAGGATCGGCATCAACGTATTCGATCACAAACGGCGGACAGTTACCTGCCGGATTTTGGATTCAGATAGTAGGAACGGACATGGTCAATCCTTACTTCACTCTGACAAAGGACGGCGATGTCTACGGAGAGGCGAAGTTCCTCGATTTCACCGGATTCAACAAGGTGACGGTGGATTCCAATGACGGACAGCAGAGTGTCGCTTTGGAACAGGGCGGATCGGTATTACCGAATCCCTTGGGATTCCAAGACCTGTCCATTTCCAACGGTTCGATCTATGTGACTTTTGTCAGATTGGCAAGAGGCACATCGACACTAGACATCGGTATGGATTCGGGGTCTATCACATCGGCAACGATTAAATACACTCCGCTTTTTGCAAGTGTGTGAGGTGAAAAATGGCAACATTACCTTCAAGATATATTCCGAGGAATTGCATCGGCGGTCAGAATTGCTATTTTGATACAGGAGTCATTGCCGGAAGCGATGTAAAAATGATCGGTCTTTTTTACGGCAATGTTCCTGTGACTTCAAACAATGCGTATTACTTCGGTGCGAGAAATACAAACTCAACATCATCGGCAGGTCAGTTCAATTTCCTCTGCGGTGGACAAGGGCAGACAGCATATCTAGGATACGGATCGGCAAGGCTGACGGCATCATCAAGTTTCAACGGCGGAACATTCCAAGTGTCGAACATCGGGAATGTGTTCGATGTCTATGATGACGGCAAGGTCAACGAACTCACAGGAACATCGAGTGCGTTCACCGGAACGAAAACCATTTACCTTCTTGCATTGAACAACGCAGGATCGCCGAACTATGGTACAGGTGCAGGAATGTTTGAAATCGGTGTTGGCGAAGTCTCGATATCAAAAAGCGGAACGGAGCAGGTACACTACATTCCGGTCTATGACACCGACACATCGACATTCGGTCTGTACGATCTTGTTTCTGAAACATTTTCAACGCATCTCGGAACAGGTTCGCTTTATACGGCAGACCTGCTTGAAGTCACAGCGACATCCGGCGGTGATGCATGGATCATGACCGATTCTGTCGGTTATTACAAGAAGAAATACATAGATCACAGCATCACAAGTGTTCAATCCGAGAGATTGATTGCGATGCCTAAAGTCGGATATGAATTCCTAAATTGGACGGATCAGAATGGGAATGTCCTGTCCAAAGATACATATTTCGAATTTAGGGAGACGGAGTTTTATGTAATACAGTCAGATACCGTCATTACAGCGAACTTTGTCAAGATAACCGATGAGGATCAAATGAGCAGATACCAATTGCTCGGTCTCGAATACGGAGTCGGTGCATATTCGGGATTGAATCCGCCGATTGGAAGTGCGAGTGACATTTATGCATTGGTCAAGTCATTCACCTGCAATTCTGATATGACAATGCAAATCACAGCGACGATTGAACTTGAAGACATTCCGAGCGGATATCAGACAGATATGCCTGTCTTCCTTTTCTCGCCAAGAGGAAAGATGATATGGTGCGGAGTCATAAAGTCAATTGACGGAAACACTCTTACCTGCCGTGAACCGATCTCTATTTTCGATTTGGATATCGCATTCCTTCAACCAGATGGATTGTCTCAATCGTACCGAGTCGGCAAGGCGGTTTCATACTACCTTGAGAGAAGGATCTTGGAAGGCAAGGGAAACACCGATTTCAATTCATCCGTCAATGGTGCATTGAAAAGGGAAATGAATCCCTATAAGGTCGGCGATGTCTATTCGTATGAGACATATCTCACATTCGGAGACACACTCTATGTCCTTCCGGCGGTCGATACAGGAATTGCGAACGCAGAAGAGTATATGCTGAGCCTTTCGAACGGATACGGATTTGTCTATGAGTCTAGCCTGTTTGACCATACCGATTCAAACTATCCGAGTCAAGGGATCAAGCATATGATGTATATCCGCAATGTCTATCCGTCAAAGTACGGAAGCATCAGTATTGGAACAAATTCGGAAGCGGTGTCGAATGTCGAGATAGTGGAGCAGGAGCGGAATGCGAATTCCCTTATGGTTTACGATTCGGCAGGGTCTACGTTAAGAGGGATCTACGGAGTCAAGAACGATGGAAGCATCGAGGATATGACTACCTTGACATCCGATTTCCTTGCCTATTCCAATTGTGAAAACATTGTAGTCACATCGGATGATCCAATCAAGGGGATCGTTCGTGAGAATCTCGGCAATGCGACATTGAACCACAAAATCACATTCGATGTCGATCTGCGGACGGATATGTTCCGCTTCGATGATTTCAAGCTTGGCAGGAGAGTCGCTTTCTACATCGGTGACAAGGTCTACAATTCAATGATCACAGCATTGAGTTTCGGGCAGACTTCGAACGATGAGATCCGAACGATTCGGGTCACACTCGGAACGATCCGAACCAAGCTGACCGCCAAACTGAACTTGGGGAAGAAAAAATGATGCTTCCTAGAGCGAAATACAGGCAATTTGGGAGACCTAAAATGACTCCCAAAGGAATAGTCATCCACAATACGAACTCGCCTAGAACGGCAAGGGAATTGGCGGAGTGGATGAAAAAAACGGATGAAGCAAGAGGCTGTCATTACTTTGTCGATTCATCAGAAACGATCCAAATGATGCCTCTTTCTTGGTCTGTATTCAATACCGGAATGGGCAACGATTTCGGGAATACGCAATGCATTGCAATCGAAATCTGCACCGATCCGAGCGAAAGGAAATATCTAGCTGCACAGAGCAGGGCGATGGAACTGATCAAGGATCTGATGGCGAAATACCATCTGACGGAAAGCGACATCTACTTTCACCGAGACTTCAATCCGAATGTGAATTGTCCGGCACAGATATTGAGCAGATACAAAACAAAGCAGGGATTCCTGCAATTAGTGAAAGGAGAACCAAATGGTCAAGTTAATGTCTAAAGCGAATGTCGATGGAGACAGCGAATTCCATTATGAATTCAGCGGTCTGTCTACTGACACCAAACCTTCTGCATATGAAGGAAGAGTAATTGAAGTCAATTCATTATTTCTTGAACTCGACACAGGCGATTTCTACTATTTTGACGGCGAAGATTGGTCGAAAGTTGGTGCGTAATGTCTTACTATGATTTATTACTCGCCAAGAAACTTGGCGGAGGCGGTGGTGGAGCATCGGTCACCGTTGAGGAACTGAATGTCACAGCGAACGGAACGTATTCGGCATCGAGTGGATATGCGTTCAATCCGGTCAATGTCAATGTTCAGAGTAGCGGTGACACATTAGGAGATAGGTTGGCAGATACATTGTCAACTTATACAAATACCACAATTACAAAAGTTCCCGAATACGCATTTAATAAATGCACCTCGTTAAAATCTGTAAATTTCCCGAATGTAACAAGCGTGGGAGAATCGGCTTTTTATTCGTCAGGTCTTGAATCGGCACTTATTCCGAATTTAACAACGGTGAACGCAAGTGCATTCGCTAGGGTAAAACTGCCAGTTATAAGTTTCCCAAACTTGAAGACAACAGGCACAGGTGCGTTTGCGATCAATTCGGTTGCCACAGAAGTCAATCTTCCGTCAGCATATTCAATCGGGTCAAGTACATTTTTTAACTGTGATAATATATTGACGGCAAGTCTTCCTGCTTGTACATCACTAGGTCCGAGTGCTTTTCAATCTTGCTCCCGAATGACAACGGCATATCTGCCAAAAGTATTGGTAATAAATAACGGTGCATTTTCAAATTGCTACTCGTTAGCAGAATTGAGTTTGCCCCAATGCTCCTCAATTGTTGGAACGTATGCATTCAGATATTGCAGGATGCTAGACAAACTCTATTTGATGAGTACAACAAGGGTCACATTGAGCAATTCGAACGCATTCGCAGATTCAGCCTTGGCGGTCAGCACATTCCTAGGGCATTTCGGGTCTGTTTATGTTCCTTCATCGCTATTGGATAGTTATAAAACCGCAAACAATTGGAGTTTTTATTCGGACAGGTTTGTCGGAGTATGAAGTTAGAAATCCTAGTTCCGCATTACAAGGAGTCAGCAGAGGTCTTGATGCCTCTGCTTGACTCCGTTGCGATCCAGCAGAATGTGGATATGAACGAAGTAGGGATTGTAATCGTCCACGATGGAACGGACTACCTTGAACTAGGGGAATATCCTTTCCGTATCAAACAAGTCAAGAACGGGCATTCGGGAGTATCAGCAACGAGAAACCGAGCCCTGGATGAAGCGGAAGCGGACTATGTGATGTTCTGCGATTGTGACGATATGTTCTTCAATGCCTGTGGTCTGTGGATCGTATTCAGGGAGATGAGAGAGGGCTTTGACGGGCTCGTTTCTGTATTTACCGAGGAAACACGGATGAACGGGGAAGTCATCTACATCAATCGTGACCTGGACTCCACGTTCGTCCACGGGAAGATCTACCGAAGGGAATACCTCATAAACGAGGGCATCCGCTTCAATCCCGACCTGACAATCCACGAAGACTCTTACTTCAATTGCCTTGCACAGAAGTGTTCCGAAAACATCAAGTATTGCCCATCTCCTTTCTATCTTTGGAAGTGGAGAGATGAATCCGTCTGCCGTCACGATCCCAAGTACATCCTGAAGACCTACAACAATATGCTGGACTCTAATACGGCTCTTGTTAAGGAACTACTGAAGAGGGAAAAGGTGAGCGATGCACAATTCTATTCCGTGGCGATGATCTACGATGCTTACTTTACTATG